CCATTACCTAAACCTCCTTGAGTTAAATCATTTATACGTTCCCAAGGTGTTGGAATTACTTTTCTTGAATCTTCTCTAAATCGAGATTCAATGTCTTTGTTATATTCATGTCCAACATTTTTATCTTGGCCAGCTTTCATAGCATTTTCAATCATTAATTTAATTGAATCATAATCACCGGCTTTAAGTAAATCTACTGAGGATAATAAGGCTTTTTTTAATTGTTGGTTTTTACAAAAATTAGCAAATTCTTCTTGAACGTATTTTAAATCTTCATCAGAAGCTTGATAAGCTAATTTTAATTGTTCTTTAATTGAAATTTTTAATACATCATTAGTTACTTTTTGGAGTTCTACTTTAAGAACATCCATTGAAGGAACAGTATGGTACTTATCATAATATTTTAAAATCTCAGAAATAACCCATTTATGAGCCTGGTTGTTAAAATATTCTTCACTTAAAATATCATGGATATTAGTTAAAAATTCTTTATGTGTTAATAACGAAGATAAAACCTTTATTTGAAAATGAGGACCATATTGATCCATATTATTTAATGTCATAACTTATTTTTTAGTAACTAATTCTTCAAAAATATCTTTAACCCAAAATTCTACGTTTCGAATCATTCCCCCGAGTTTATCCTCGTTATAAAATGCTACGAATTGGTTTGGAAAATAATTAAGTTCATCTGAATCTACAACCCAATTTAAATATTTTTTATCATTTTCGTCTAACATAGGATTTGATAAATCCATAATTTTATAGTTTTTCTCTAAACTATTAATTTCTTGAATTATGCGGGCATAAATTACATGCTCTTTAAATTTAGATTCACAAATATTATAGACATCATCTAAAGTTAAATCTTTTTCTTGTAATTCAGGGAATAATTTATATAATTTTTTCTCACCTAAACCTTTAACACCTTTAACTTTATCAGAATTATCACCCATTAAGGTTTTGTAGATAATAAAGTTTTGAGGAGACATATTAAACTTTTGTCTAACTGTATTTTCATCGTAAAATTCTTTTTCCATAGGTCTATAAACGATAACATTTTCGTTTACTAACTGAAGGAAATCTTTATCTGAGGAGACAATAAATACTTTGTCTTCTTTTTGTTTAGGTAAAACAGTACATAAATGTGCTATAATATCATCTGCTTCGACTTTATCAATTGAGACCGTTTTAACTGGTAGTGTTTTTAGATACTGAATGATTCTAACAATTTGGTCTATCTTAGCATCATCTTCATCACCATGACTTTCAAATACTTCCCAATTGGTAATACGTTGTAAATTTCTTCCAGATTTGTATTCGGGGAGCAGGTTCTTTCTATTATTAGAGGAACCTGCCCCATCGAATACGACATAGACACTAGTTGGTTGGATTTGACGTATTAAAGCACCTAGTGAGCGAAAGAATCCACCAAGCCCTCCAACATGGACTCCATCAGGATTTACAGCATTAAGCATTGCAAAATTCCTAAAAAATAGGTTAAGACCATCTATAATTAAAACTCTATCAGTTTGAGCAGTCTCTTCCCCTTGCTCATCAAGTTTATTGAGGAGCTCTAGTAATTCTTTCTTTTTCATAATTTATTCTGGTTCGTTGGTATGGGCTGTAATGTCTTCGTATGCTTGATCTTCTTCAGCAATAATAAAATCACCCCCACCTAAAATAGCTTTCCAAGCATCAGCTTGTGCATCTTTATATTCTTTAAGGGCTTTATCATTATCTTCTATAAAACCATGAGGAGTCATTACAATCTTACCTCGGGTAGTAACACCATTAATATGGTTTTTATCAATTTGAATATTAACACGTTTAGCAAATTCTACCTGCTTACCATCTTTAATTGCTTTAATTTTAGATGTACCTGCAGACATAACATTGCCAAATGTTACAACAAATGTTGAATCAAACCACATAGCGTACCCACCTTTATTCATTAATTTAGGTTGACCCATTGGAGATTCTGGTTTTAATGTCCATACCTTATTAATACACACAAGGGTATTAGTATATGGGCTACTCTCCTTACGAGACAATACAATACGCTGATTAACACTATTACCGAATTGAGTTGACATTGCACCCGCATTCCACTCATTATTATTCTTGTTTGATTTAATAGACATCTCACAAGGAACAGAACCAATTGAATCCCATAGGAAAAGCAAATCATAAGGTAAATTACCTTTTTTCTGCTCATCAATTAGATCCAAAATAAAGCCAGCTACGTCTTCAATTGAATTAATAGTTTCACGATCTGTGTAGATAAATTGACCATTGTAATCTAGGATTTCTCCTGTTTCTTCATCTACAACTTCATTAACCTCAAGTCCCATTTGAACGGCATGTTCCCAATTCCATTTCATCTCGGTGATGATGAATACTGGTAGAATGCCTCGCTTCTGGGCTGATACGGCTGCCTCAAGTAAGGCAGTAGTTTTACCCGTATCAGAATGCCCACGAAGCAATACAATATGACCTTGAGGAATACCTGGCACCGAAGTAACTTCTTGGTATGCACCCGATAATGGGATCCAGGTTTGCTCTTTAAATTTAGCTTTTGATGTAAGTCCCTTCTTATTCTTAAAGCTATCTAAATTAAAATTAGCTTTAATTTCAGAGGAGACAGCCTCCGATAGAGACTTCTTTGTTTTTCCTCTTGGCATATTATCTTAAATTAAAATGGTAAATCGTCACTATCGTCTTCAAATAATGAGTCAAACTTGTCTGATTTAGACTGTTTAGTTTTTACATTAAGTGAATAATTTGATTTAGTTTCTTCTTTATCATTATCAAAACCTTCAGAAGGTTCAGAAATAATATCTCCTTCTTCTTCAGAACCCTCAGGTGATAACCATTCTTGAAGAGCTTGTTTCATTTCATCATAAGAAAGAGGTTTAAATACACGAAGAGGATCTGCTTGATTCTCTAAAAATCCTTTAACTGCTACCTCATCTTCACTTAAAGGGACAGTTTTCATTGAAGGAGAAACTGTAGTACGATTGTAAGGGGTACCAGTAGACTCAGGACCTACAGTTGTAAGTTTTATATCACGACCTGAAAGAACATCTGTAAAATCGCCAACTTCTTCATCAGCAGCCATTTGTAGAAATGCCTCGTAAATCTCTTTACCAAATTGCCATAATTTAACTCCTTCACTTTCTTCACCACGTACAACTATAGGAGCAAAGATACGAGTTTTAGCATCTAATTTTTTAGCTAAACGCCAGTTCTCTTTGTCATTAGTTTGACGAAGTTGTTTTGCAAATTCCATAATTGGATCTTTTTCACCCCAGTTAGTAGGTGAAGCCATTACACGTTTACTACCAATACCGTAGTAAAAACGCATTTCAGAAAATGGCATTGAAGGGTTAAACTTAGAAGGCACAACACGAATTACTTGTTTACCTACTGAGGGTTTCCAAAAAAGATTACCACTACTGTTTTCACTTTTGTTTGATTGCTTGTTAAGTGAGTCCAAGCGCTGTTTGATTACGTCTAAATCCATAATGTAACTAATTTAATTTATAACTTTTTGTAAATATATGAAACCATTTAAAATTATCCAACCTAAAGTTCAATAATTTTATGAATTTTGGTTTTTAGTTGTTTCAACTCGCTATGTTGGGTGAGTAAGATAGTGTTTCTATAATGTTGCCAATTAATTTGATACCTTGTATCTACAATTCCCCCATTTAGAGATTTAATTAGTTCATTTAGAGCATTAATAGTATACAAAGTATTACTATCTTTTTTTCTATGAACTAAGATTGTATTCTCAGGAATGTTATTTACATTGCCTTGATCAACATTATAGGTAATAACATATTCGTTATTGCTTTTTACGTGCAACACAAACATTTTATTATACATTATATTATATGTGTGGGATAACTCTGCTACTATTTCATCTACTTGTTCTAAAGTAGTGAAAGTACAAAATAACTTATTATTCAAATCGCTAATATTTAGTGGGTTTTCAAAATCATATTCTACCCCATAAATATTACTAGGCCTCTCTAAAGTCGTAGTTGTTTCCATAACTATGTTTTACTTGTAACTTGTGTTTTTTAAATATTTTTAAAACACTTATTAATAACTCTTTTTCACTTTTATCCAAATCAAACAAAAAACTATCATAGGTGTAAAGTACTAATTTAGTATTTTTCCCCCTTAATAATTTTAATATTTCCCATAATATACACACATTAGTTGCCGTTTCCAAGTTTTGTAACACGTAATTAAACAGCTTTTGGGGATTCATGTTCTCTAACTCACTTTGTTTAAATTCATAATTAGAGATAGGGCATTTAATTGAACCTCCATATTGAAACGTATCCCACAAATCATCTATATATACTTGAATTTTTTTAAAGAATTCCAGCTCTTTATATTGGTCGAATACTCCTCCGTATAGTTGTTTAAACGTCAGTTCCTTAGCTTTTTTGTAATCAACTCCATACATGCTTGCAAAAGCCTTATGTATATCATCAACACCAAAATCATAGTCAACGAGCTTCCCACTAAGAGTAGGATGGTAGGCGCTAATATCAAGTTCCACAAACACATCGTTACGAGGAATAAAGCTTTCCCTACAACCGTTCTCTTTTGGGAGAGCCGCATAGTTGATACCATCATACTTGTTGGAAGGCCTAGTAGTAAGGGTCTTAAAATTGTAAGAAGTAAAAACATACTCGTTTGACGGAGTCCGCTGAAAGTGTTTCTCGAATTCATTTGTATCTATTTTAATCCCATTGCGCTCAATTGCGTTGAACACTAATGTGGCTTTATCATTATAAAATTGGTTTATAGGCTTGTTAATGCGGTGTTCTAAATCATCATATACTTGCTCGCAAACCTCATAATGCTTGGTTATTGGCACTATAGCATTGGTATCAATGCGGGATGGGTGGTTACGGTAAATAAAACTATGTGCTTGTGTAAGTGGTTGTATATACGGAGGAAGGTGGAGTGTAATGTCAAAAAGCTGTTTTAAGGGTAAGTAATGTA